CCGCCCGAGACGCCCCCTGATTTTCTGCTCATAAACCCGCCGCCATTCCTGTCCATCATCGACAAGGCCCTGTCGTTCATCGAAGACGATTTGTTCAGGAATGCCCTCATTGACGAGTACAGGGGGACTACGGTACAGTATTTTCTGAACGCTTATTTTGAAATGGCTCCAACTGCGAAGCAGTCTATAGAGCAAAACACGACCTCATCCAGCAAAATTGAGATAATTATGCCGGATACCAACCCCTCATCACCATCACACAACGAGGAGGTAGACCGTTTGAAATCACTCATCGACACACCGATAACCCATCAGCAGAAAGTAGACTCTCGACCCCAAAACAAGCTGTCCAAATCTGATTTGGACGATCCTGCTGCTCTGCTTGAGACTATAGACGCCTTAAGTGAGATTATATAATATAACCCATCACACACCAAACACGCCATGCAGATAGAAATCCCATTTAAACCAAGACCAGCGCAGACGCTGATATTCCAGTTGCTCAATCAATTCAGGTTTGTCACGGCTGTCTGCCATCGTCGTCTGGGAAAGACTCTGCTGGCGTGCGCCTGGCTTATTACTTCTGCTCTTGAGAATCGTATACCCCCTGATATGGAGGGTGCGTTCAGAGCCTACTACCTCACGCCGACTCAGAAACAGGCTCGTCAGGTAGTCTGGCAGTATTTCAAGATTCTCCTCGCCCCATTGAAAGAGGCGGGTCTCGTTAAATTTTCCGAATCCGAGATGACAGTCCTGTTTTCGTCTGATCTTGCGGACCAGCAGATTACGCTGGCTGGTGCTGAAAACGCTGAGAACCTGCGTGGAATTTATATCGACGCCGCTGTTTTCGATGAGGTCGCATCATGGCGTAACGCTCATTATGTCTACTACGAAGTCCTGCGTCCTGCCCTCAGTGACCGTCAGGGCCGTACTCTCAATATTGGGACACCGAAGACTCTCGATCTCCTGTATGATCTCTACTCCATGGGGCTTGATACCGACCCTGTTTTTGACGATTATGCGTCAATCAGGCTCCCTGCTTCCGTCACAAATATCATACCGCCCAAGGAGCTCAAGCAGCTTAAACGCTCACTCTCACCCGACGCTTATGCCCGTGAGATTGAGTGCGAGACAGGGCCTGATACTTAACCCTCCTTTGCTCTACACCCATAACCCTGACTCCATGCACAACGCTCAGCGTATTTCAAAGCTCATGCGCCAGTATAATCCGCAATACGTTTTCGTTGACGCTGGAAAAGGTGAGGGCATTATCGACAGGCTCCGTCAGCTCGGTCATGACAACGTAATCGAGATTCACTTTAACCAGACCAGCCCCGAACCCTCATGCGCCAATATGCGTGCTGCCATGGCCCTGCGTCTCAAACGCTGGCTGCAGAAAGGTTCAATCGTGCCTTTTCCTGACCCTAACCATCAGGCACAGTTTCTGAGAGAGGCTACAAATCTCGAGCTGGACCCCAATGAGCCCGACACGCTTGCTGAGGAAGACCCCTCTCTCATTGAGGACCCCGAATACCAGAAGGCGAAATTGCTTCAACAGCTCTATAATATTCCTGAAAATGACCGTACACAGAAATATGATCCGTTGACTTATATGTCTGATTTATTTGAAAAAGAGGGTTATTGATATGCCTGCACGCATGGAGAAACACAAAACTGAATATGTGATTGTCCCCACAAGCGAGCTTCCGATGCCTGTGATTTTACGCTATTGGTCTGATATGGACGCTTACAGGCCCTATTTTGAAGACCGCTGGTGCGATCTGAGAGACCCCACCATACATGATGCGGTTGAACACACCATGGACGACCGCACGCTTACTTTTTTCGCATTCAGGCCTAATCAGGACCTGACTCCCCTCGGTGAATTTACGCTCGAGCCCTTGGGAAGGTATATTTTTATCACGCACTATTCAGCAAACCCCGCTGTTAAGATGCCTCTCATAGAGAAATTTGACGTCTCGATACAGTTTCATAGACTCGCTTTTAATACAATAGCGGGCACAATGATCGGTTTAACACCTGTTCATAACAAAAAAGCTATTGCCACAGCCCTTAGATTTGGCTATAAACGTGTAGATACTCTTGAAAATGCGGGTTTTAAGAATGGCGTGGTAACAGACGCCGTTCTTACAGTGCTGACCAGAAATAATTTTTATTCAATCTACGGAGACAGGCCATAATGGGATTGCTTGACCAAGGAATACTTTACCGAGACGAGCAGGGAAATACCATCCTGCCGACAGGTAACACACTCTCATCCGAGCGTGAGAAGTGGCAGTATCGTGGTTATATTTACAACATGACCGGTAATCTGTGGGATGTCAGGACTGACGAAGAGGGTAATATTGCCGGGCAGGGTATTCTCCCTGAATATCAGCAGTATTTTTACGAGGGCATGGATTTGTGGAATCTTGAAAATATGCAGCAGACTTCCGAGCGTATTGACGAGATGAACGAAAAAATGTTCGAGGAGCAGCGATTACTCGAGCTTGAGAAAAATCGTGAGAATATGGACCTTGCCCGTGAACGCTGGAAAACTGGTGATATTACTTTTGGTGAGGTATTCGGCAGGTTTGGCGAGATTAAACCGGGTCAGGCCTATTATTTTGACCCGGAGACCTCCAGATGGAAAGTCGGCAGAGTAGACGACCTCAACGACTCCATCGAGAAGGCTTATACTTACACAGGTGCCGATTGGCAGGAGGGCGTCGAGTATGTCAAAGAGTCCTACCGTCAATATCAAGAGCTTCAAGCCGAAGTATCAAATCTCATCGACAATCAAATAGCGCAGGAAAGGGCTGATTATCTTCTCAGGGGTATGGAGTATAATATTTCTGACGAAGAGATTGCCCGTATGAAAGAGGAGAAATTCAACGAGATTACGTCTGAGGACGACCGAAAACGCATGGAGGAGCTTTTACTTGAATTTGGAACCCCGGATATAGGCCCTATAAATCTATCAGAATCGACGCAGGGCCTTGAAGCCTATTCCCAGATGTATTTAGCTCCGAAAAGTCAAGGACGGCAAAATATGGGCGTAGGAGGACCATCTTCGGGTAGTCTTCTGATAGAGGAGAACCAGATATGACACAGAAAGAGCTGAAAGAATTATTGCATTATGACCCTGATACGGGCGTGTTCAGGTGGCGGGTTGATAGAGGAAATCAACACGCTCATGTTGGTTGTGCTGCTGGATATGATGATGGTCAGGGATATATCCGTATAGAGATAAAAGGTAAAGCGTATAAAGCGCACAGGCTTGCTTTTCTCTATATGGAAGGATATTTACCCGAAAATCAAGTTGATCATAAGAATGGAAACAGATCTGATAACAGATGGCAAAATCTTAGAGAGGTTTCTATAATTTGCCAAGCTCAGAACAGAAAGATAAGTTCTAATAACAGTTCAGGTTTTAATGGGGTTCTTTGGTATAAATCACATGGTAAATGGGGTGTTAGAGTTACTGTTAAAGGTACTAAATATTTTTTAGGATTGCATGATGACCCAATTTCAGCCGCACTTGCCAGAGTAAATTTTGAGGATTGTCATGAAGACTGGCATTGTAATTTACAAGACGAAAACAGAAACAAACTCAGAAGCATGGGTTATAGAGTATAAGGAGGTGAATCATGGGTGGTAAAGGTGGCGGCACCCCTTCATACGTCCCGCCCGCACAGACGGATAACAGTGCCATGATGGAGGCTATGCTTCAGCAGCAGGCAGCTCAAAATGAGCAAATGATGAATATGTTTATGGAGATGTTGAATAGTGAGTCTCCAGTAACAGCCCCTGAAATTGGGGCTCCTGAAAATCCTACGAAGCCTACGGAAGATGATTTGGCTTTCATCCAACCTATTGAAGATATTAAGAAAGAGGCTGAAAATCAGGTTCCCGAGGGGCAGAAACCTATAACCAGTAAGCCGATATTGGATGAAAAGGCTCCTGTCACCACGATGATAAAGTCATTACTTGCCCCGGACGAGGAAGATGAATCCAGCACTTAGTTTTGAGAAAATAGTCAGCCAGTATAACGACCTCATATCTGAGCGATACGAGTTTGAACAGGAATGGCGCAGCATTTCGGATTATCTTGTTCCGGGACGTGGAATCTACAGCCATTTTACAAAGCCTCAAAAACGTATGCTCACATCAAGAAAGGTCGTTAATAATACGGCTGAGGATGCCATGTTTGTGCTTACCAGCGGTATGCATGGCAGCCTTACTTCTCCGTCGAGACCGTGGTTTCGTCTTGAGTGGGCGTATGACGAGCTTAATGATATTGAGCCTCTGGTAGCTTGGCTACAGCAGGCTCAACAGCTTCTTGAAAGAGCTCTGCAGATTTCCAATTTTTATAGTATTATCAACAGTTTTTATGTTGAATATACGGCTTTTGGAACGGGGGCTATGGGGGTATTTGATAATCGTGAACGCTCAGGTATTCCTTTGAGATTTGAGCTTTTGACCGCTGGAGAATACGCTTTTTCTACTGGGTATAAAGGCACTACGGATACATTTTTCCGAACTTTGTTCTATACACCGAGAAAACTTGTTGAGCGTTTCGGTGATGCTTGTTCAGAAGAGACTCGCAGGCGGGTTTCAAACAATGAAGCCGGTATAGACTCTACGTGGATTACGGTTATAGAAGCTGTGGTTCCAATAGAATATAAGGGAATGTTTAAAACTTTTCCGTATACTCAGATTTTTTATGAGTGCGGGCAGACGGGTTCACGTGGTATCGACACTATACAGGTGGGTGATATAACGCAGAACCCTCTCATGATAGACAGATTTGAGGAGCTGCCATATAACGTCGCCAGATGGTCAACCATTGGGTCTGATGTCTACGGTATAGGGCCGGGGGCACGAGCCTTGCCGGATATAAAGCGGCTGCAGGAGATGGAGCGGACTTTCATGATGGCCGCTCATAAATCCGTTGACCCGCCTCTTAATGCTCCAAACAGGTTGAAAGGCAAAATCAACCGTCTTCCCGGAGGAATGAATTATTACTCCAACCCATCTGAGCTTGTCGTTCCTCTTGAAGGGTTCAAGTATGATTTTCAAGGGGTGATGGCGGCTATTGAGAGAACCGAAGAGCGCATTAAGAGAAATTTTTTCAATGATATCTTTCTTGTACCAAATAGAGCCGATGCGAAGAGCCCTCTTAAAGCAACCGAGGTCACGGTTCGTGAACAGGAAAAAATGCTACGCCTCGGTCCAGTCGTCGAGCGATTGCAGTACGAATTTTTCCAGCCTATGCTGCGCAGGTGTTTTCAGATACTCAGAAGGCACGGATATTTTCAAGAACTCCCGCCTGAATACGAGGAGATACTCGACAGGCATGGTTTCAAGGTTGTTCTCATCTCTCCGATGGCAACAGCACAAAGAGCTGCAGCGATTCAAGGCATTTACTCATTCATGTCCTTCTTGGCAAATGCGGCGCAGTTTAAGCAGGATATACTCGATAACATTGACAGCGATCAGGCGGCGAGGGAAGTTGCGGATGTTAATGGTGTTGAATATGGAATACTTGTTCCACAGGAGCAGGTTGACCAGATTCGTCAACAAAGAGCTCAGCAGATGGCCGCTGAGAGAGCCAAGCAGGAAGAGATGCAGAGACTCGGTATGCAGGCTTCATTACAGGGGCAGGACGCCGAGACTCGTAAAACAGGGGCCGAGGCAGCCGCTACGCTCGTTGAGGCACAGGCTTCTGCCGCTGAGACCGGCCAGATGATGTGAGGAAATTATGATTAACGAAACTATTTCTACAGCACCGAGTGCAACTACTACACCAGCAGGACCTACCAGCGAGGCTATTGTTCGTAAGAACGGACCCGGTGCAGTCAGTCTTGAGATGAGAATTTCAGGCGGGGACTGGGAAAATCTGCTCGCCGATATTGCAGGGGCTGTCATTATAGCTACACCTGACGACACCATTGAATACAGGTTCAGACCTGTGGACCTTGAAAATGACGCCACTGTCTATTTTGGGCCATGAAAACTATTTCAAAGACATATCCAAAAATTCTGCCTAAAGTGAGGAGCGTTCAAGCAGTATCTGGAGGCTCCACGCTTCCTCGCAGCGGCTGCCCGCTTGAAGATCATCCTTTGTGGACGCTTGCAGCGTATACACCCGGACCTTCTCTTGTCTGCTGGGATGACTATGGCCGGACTCTCATACAGAAGTCAAATCCAGCTGGTGACAGGTGTGATCTCTATATAGGCGCATTGACGGCAGCTGATGGTGTAATCTCAGGCACAGTAGCATATATCCCGTCAGGGACAGCTTTCACCCTGCCATTCTGCAAGATGCTCAATGAGGATAATGTCATTGGTGCTCGTGTAATCGCCGGCGGTGTCATTGAGCTTGTCCAGCGTCTGGATGCAACATGGACTACTGTGTGGACTTCCGGTGCTGATGCTGTCAGTGTGGGTGATTTATTTGAGCTGATATTCAGAGGGACTGACATTTTCATCCGAGTAGCAGGGACAACTCTTCATAAGTACGCACTTCCTGCTGGCTTGCAGGGTGATGGCTATGCTGGGTATCAACAACATAGATTTGACGATGCTGATGCTGCGCTTGTTCATAATTATCGTTTATCTTTGGAAGTACCAGCACTTGAATGGTTTGTAAGGCCAGTATCAGGTGCTCCTTATGGAGATGGCTCAGGTGTTAATTATGATAATGCTTGGGGCGGTTTTGCTGATCTGGACAGACCGAGTATTTTGCCAGGAGATACAGTTTATTTACTTGGGATATTTGATGCTGAAAGCAGTTATTTTTCAGTACCAACATCGGATGATGAAGATAATCCTGTAATAGTAAGTGGAAAATTGGAGGGGCATCCTGATGGTATAATAGACGGAAGGCAGATACTAAATTCTACTTGGGTAGATAATGGCGATGGTACTTGGTCGCATGATACCTCTGGGTATGAATATACAAATCCCCTTAGACTATGGATAGACGGTGTTGAAGTTCAAGAGTATGCTTCTCTTGGCGAGCTTACTCAAGATGGTGATTGGTATTACGATTCTGATAATACTACTATAATTCTTCGTTATTCATCTGACCCATTAACTTTAGAATTTAAGTCTTTGAATCGTTTATATAGGTCTGTTTATATAGCGGATAAGAATAATATTATTTTGGAAAACCTCACCATTATGGGAGGCAATCGCATTTGTGTTCAAGCTGCTCAAGTACCAGGTGGCCAAAGTGGTCTTGTTATAAGAAATTGTATAATAACAAATTGCGCTCATGGAATACAGGTCGGAACAAATGCAACGTCCATAGAAGCTGATGTAATCAAAGACGTTTTCATCCATGACAACTTGATTGATTCTGGCTATCGTTTAATTAATACGGATGTCGGCGGGGGAATAGGCACTGTTTATGACGGAATATCGATACGAGACAATGTCGTTAATGCGATTATACTCAATAATAAAATTGTCGATTTCGGGCATAACGGTATAAATATAGATAATTTATATACCGATTGCTTTGGAGTATTTGACATCGAAGTAGCATATAATGAGGTAATTGCTCCAGATATATTTTACGGACGGGCGTTAGGTATAGCGTGCCATATTGGGGGTCGTTTTAATATCCACCATAATTTGTTTTATGATTGCCCGACCGCCAATCAAGTCTCTATTGTAGATTCTACCATAGCATTTAATTACTTTGCAAAAACTCGCTATACGATGAATGATAATGGTATAGATGAAAACATAGGCATAGGCTTAAATATGTACGCCTATGTTTATAACGGTTTATCTATGCCGTTTTCAAATGTTTTAGTAGTAAGTAATACCTTTGATGATATATATGATGCAGGGATAAATGTAAGTATAACGGATGATTATAGTGGAACAGTAGAAAATATTGTCGTGGCTGACAATTTATTGAATAACTGTGCTCAGTACAATACTGGAGACTATGTATATTCATTTAGAGTTAAAAACTCAGAAAATATTATTGGTGTAACAGTTCAGAATAACTCGTTTTATTCAGATAAGCGAGGACAAGGAAGTACGAATGAAATAAGATACCGTGGCAATCTGATGTCTGTAGCAGATTTTAATGAGGCTGATTACGGGGCGGATGTTATCGTTGATAACTTAGATTCTGATTCTATGCTTGACGGTTTTCATATTCCGATAACCAGTCCGGCGTATGAAGCCGGTATATGGATTCCCGATGTTCATGCTGGGGCTGTAGATATTGACGGTGATCCTGTAGATGAGCCTGTGTCTATTGGCTGTGATGAAGGTGAGGAAGTAGGCACTGTCTTTTATAATGGGCAGAAGATTACTCATGCTACAGAAGTTGTAACCTATTCTGACGCTGTTCTCACAGTAATAGCTTCTGAGCGTGGAACCATCTCTGGCCAAGGGATAGACTGCGGCTCTGATTGCGAAACTACATTGCCGCTTTATGGTGGGGTAGAGCTTACCGCCTCTGCTAATTTGGGATACTATTTTCATTCATGGATAGGCGAAGGTCTTTATACAGGTGACAATCCCCTCTTACTTGTACTTCCTGGTGAAGATTATACGATACGTCCAGTATTTGGCGAGCTTGTTGATACTGAGACACCGTGTATGACAAGTCCGACTACGCCACTCGGCATTGCTTCTACCAATGTTCATTATGATGATGGCACTTACAATCTCGAAGGTTGGAAGGGAATGTCATGCACTGCTGTCGATGCCTATGACTGCTGGTGCACGCCTATACCTACAGAGGCAGCAGACCTTCCTGTGTGGCTGGATTGGCGTGAAGCTTCAGCTACTCCAATGACGCCTACAAGATTCCGCATAAGACCAAGAGCTGGTATGAGCGGCTCATGGTATCCGACAAATAATCCAAAAGAGATAAGTCTCAGCGTTATTCACAGTGACGGCTCTGAAACAGAAGTTTTCAGGATAGTCAATGAGAACTGGAATGATGCCAGTGCTCGTGAATGGACGGTAGATACTACTGAGTCTGGTGTCGGTATTCGGTTATATATTCATAGTACACAAGGCTATGACGATGGTGGAGATTTCCATACTTGCGTTGGTGATTTCCATGTATGGGGCACTTATCCCGGGGCACCTGAGCATCCCACTGAAGATGATCAGATTGGGCCTTGGGAAGATGTGCCAATAGGGGAGCACGAAGACGCACCTATAGGGGGAACGAAAAAATGAGTAAGATTGGTTTACGCTTGGAGTAGTGCTGAGCCGCCGGATATCACTGAGTCAAATACTTTTGGCGAATGGCGGCAGCAGTATAATTTGACTAAGGGAACGCTTTGGGGTGAAGCTCAAGAGCGAGTTACAGGAACCTGTGACGGTCAGGTTATGGTTGGTATCAATGCAGACGGAACTGTGAATTGTGAAGATGACGATGCGGGGAGTGGCGATATTACTTCCGTTACAGCAGGAACGGGTCTTTCAGGTGGTGGTGATACCGGAGATGTCTCCCTTGGTATAGACACTGCTTATACGCAAAGAAGGGTAACAGGAGCCTGCGCAGGGCAGGTTATGGTGGGGATAAATGAAGATGGCACGGTTATTTGTGAGCCTGATGATACAGGTTCAGGAAGTATGCCCACACCATCTGCGCCTTATCAGATGATTCAGGCAAATGATGCTGGCGATTCATCAGCTTTTGTGTCTACTGTTACACATTTGCAATTTAGATTAGGGGCTTTAACTGATCTTGTATGGGATTCAGATGGTTCACCATTTCTCGATTCGTCTGCCACAGATGGTAATCATGCGTGGCCAGCGGATCATATTATTACCCAGCTCGCTGGTAAAGTTGGTTCTACTCAGACAGCTACAATTTATGTTTCTACAGATTGTTCAACAGTAGCGGGAGCGGCAGAAAATGATTTATGTTTTCAAATTCCTTCTGGTAATTAGTCTCCTTTGGCCATCATTGGCTCTGGGGATGACCTATGTAGGCGGCTCATGGGTAGACGATATGGCTTACGTCTATAATGGCACGTCATGGGTAGAAGCCACGAAATGGCACTATACTGGCTCCGCATGGCAGGAGATAGAGGCAGGCACACCTCCAGAAGATCAGACGCTTACAATCAATCCTGTGCCGTCAAATGGTAGTATTGTTGAGCCTGGCGATGGAACAAATATAAATTGTGGAACGTCGGGAAGTAATTGTGAGCAGGTTTATCCATTTAACACAAATGTCACTCTGACTGCCATTGCTGATTCAGGATACCAGTTAGATTCATGGACTGGTGTGGATGTTGATAATGGTGATGGCACTGCCAATGTAATAATGGATTCTGCCAAGACTGTAACTGCGAGTTTTGTTGAAGAAAGTGGAGATGAATGCGATGGCTTTTTAGTTTGCCAGAATTTCGAAGGAACAGGATATGACAATGGAGAAACATGGACGGAAGAGTACGAGGACGGAGGTTCCGGTGTAACAATTAATCCTGATTATACAACTACGGTTTTAAGAGGATCAGAGTCTTTATATATCGGTTCTGATAACTATAGAAAAGGGTGGATTATACATGAATTTGCTACCGACTTAAATGAAATTTACATTCATTTTATGCTACAAATAGACGATGTTAATTTTGATTTATCGATTATGGACATTAAAGATAGTAGCGGCAATATTGTTTTAAGTCTTCATAGTAGTTCTACAAGAGCCTTAATTCTCGCCCAAGGAACAGTTGAAGGTTATTCGGGTGTAACATTAGATGCGGGTACCGTATATCATATATGGGTAACTATGGATACTTCTTTAAATACTTCACTATACATAAGTGCAGATAAAAATAGACCTACAACAAGTGATGTTACTATTACAGGGGATGATCCAGCCGCTGTTCATGATATAAGTATGATTCGAGGAAATAGCCACTTTAGTATAATGGATCAAGTGCTTGTAAAAGACACAGATTTCAATACGGTGCCATAATGAACATAAATATTTTGATATTTTTATTGCTATTGATTCCATCTTTTTCATTTGCTACAGATTATTACGCTTCTACATCACCTAATAGTGCTTTCCCTAATTGTATAGATGAAAATAATACTTGTAGTTTAAGTGAGTTATGTAGCTCTATACAAGCCGGGGATACAGCTTTTTTGTTGAATGGAACTTATTATTTAGATGGTACTGGGGAGGTATATTTGCCTGCTTGTAATGTAGGAAATAACGGTACTGAAAGTAATCCGATTATTATAAAGTCATTAAATTATCAACAGGCTACTATAACGTTAAATGATGGGACATCTGGTCCTGTTATAGGTCAGTATCAGCATAATGGTTTAGTACTTGATGGGCTCAAAATTTTAGAAGGGAATACATATCTTGCAGATTCTGGTGTTGTGTCTTTTCGTGGCTGTGAATATGGTAAAATTAAAAATTGCGAAGTAGTAGGGTTGCATAGAAATGAGATGGATAATCACAGTGGAATAAGAGCTGAAGATGCTTCTAATATCGAAGTTATAAATTGTTATATACATGATTTTTTAAATGAAACACAATCAAATGCGCATAATAATTGTGGGACTCTGATTTATAGCGTAGATAATTTCATAGTTACAAAATGTACTATCTCTAATTGTAATTTGGGAAGTTATGATAAAAGGGATGGAAATGGCAGTGCCTATACTTTTAATTTTTATTTTCAAAATAATAAACACGTTTTTTTACAATCGACAGCTGGTTATGATCATAATGTTAACAATAGTATAAATAATAATATTTTTGTTTTAGGTGGTGACGAGGGTGGAATTGAAATAGGGATTAATTCTGACAATGCCTTAATTTACAATAATACATTTAGTGCAGTAAATTCTACAGTAACGGATTATGCAGCTATAAGTAGTACACAAAGCAGTATAACGAATTTATCTGTATTTAATAATATCATTAGCTCCTGTAATAAAAACATTAGAATTATTAGTACAGATACTGTGGGTTATTTTAATTATAACCAATACTATGATAGTGGTACCGATCCATTTGTAATAAATTGGACGGCGCAAGATTTTGATACATGGAAAATAAATACTGGATTTGATGGTAATTCAATAATAACAGACCCAAACTTTATAAATCCTGGAGGAGCAGAGCCTAATGATTACAAGCGAACATCATACCCAACTGATGGACGTGGCGGAGAGTACCCTGATGTGATAGGTGCTTATGTAACGGGCAACGAACAGATAGGATACCAATCTGGAGGTGTGGCTAATTGTCCAGACTATAATGGAGACCAATCAGAATGCGAGGCGAATGGATGCGTTTATTGTTCGGCTGATGATAGTTGCAACAATACAGAGTGTTGTGGTGATGATCCTAATCAGTGTCAGGATCAAACAAGTTGTGAGTCAGCAGGCTGGCATTGGTGTGATGGCGCATGTCAATCAACTCCATGTGCTCCTGCAGGTAATACTGCTTCACTGGTAACAGGCGGAACAGCAAGCATATCAACAGGCGGAACAGCGAGTATAGTGATACAATGATGCTTCTAAAAGATGACAAAGGACAAGATAGCTCTATACGAGCAGGATTTCTCTTTCTGCTCGCTGTGATTATAGGCACTTGGTCATGGGTATCTATTAATAACGGACAGTTACAACATGTTGATCCGGAGACAGTAGCTCTTGTTCTTGGAGGATTTGGCGCCAAAGTATGGCAAAAGAAAATTGAGGAGAATAACAATGCCTGAGTTAATGGATATATTTTCAAAAGGTGAATTGGTGGTTCAGACTGAAGGGCCTTTTAATGTTCTGACGGCTTCATGGACCACGATGGAAAATTGGGATACGGTGTCGCTTAATAGAGGCTCAGATGTTGTGGCTGATGCATCGGCTAATTCAATTACAGTTAATTCTTCTGGACCTTATTCTGTGTCTTTGTTCGTGAACTGTGCTTTTGACAGGACAGAGGAGCTCTATGTAGGTTTCTCTATAAATGGCGCAGACCCCGGCAAGTGGTTGGCAGAACAGGGGAGAGGGGCGAACAAGCCCATCGACTTCTCATGGTATGGTATCCACAATCTCAGCGCTGGTGACGTGATTACCGTCGTTGCTCAGATGGAAACAACAGATACTGAAGTTACTGTGCTTCATTCATCTTTCACTATCGCTAAAGAGTTTTGATGTGCATAGCTACTCTGTGGAAAAACTGGTGCACTTTCGATGTGGAGTTTGCGATAAATGGTGGACTATCGCCGATGCCCCGATTGAAAAGAAGAAGGCTTATGGCTGCCCTTGGTGTGGTCATTATGACAAAAGTGAACCCTTAAGGAAACAAGATGGGTCAGATTCTCAAAGATAATGTTGCATGGCTTCTTACTTTTCTTGGTATTCTGGCCACGTTAACAAGTGCAGCTATCATGGAATTGCGATCTGATGTTGAGGCTCTACAGATTAAAGTAACTGCATTAGAGGTGTATATTCATGGCATCGAAAAGAGACCCTACGGACGTAAACCTATTACTCTCGAACATTCGGGAGTTGATGAAACTCAGGCAAGGTAAAGAGGTAATTTGGTGGATATTATCTCAGTGCGGTATCTA